ATCATACTCTTTATCTACGAAAATCTGTTTTTTTTGATCTGCTTCTAATTCTTCAATCGAAGCATACTTTTTAACCAACACATACTTATTACATTTTGTCTTTGTTTTCAATAACTTTTCATTTAATTCTAAAGATTTTTCTTGTATGGTTGAATCCAACTTTTCTACGGCATGCAAGTCCAACAACTGCAACAATAACGCTGAATGATACAATCGCCCACTATCCATAAACATGATCCTAGCTAATTGCTCTGATGACGTTTCATTTACCTCTTTGTTTAAGAAATATAACTTTAATACATCCTCTACCTCTTTTGATAAAAGATCTATTAAACTTCCGTTTACATACTTTTTACTTTGCTTTATGGATAAACGCTGAAAAGCACGCTGCCGCTCTTTAAACTGTATTTTATTTGCTTTTATTCTTTTTGTTAAAAAATCTTTTATAGATAACCACAAACTATTTGTTACCTTATCTTCATATATATAAAACACCTCCAATTCCTTTATCACATCATAATACGATAAACAGTTCTCCATGCGACTACGCATTAACTTAAACAAGTCTTCATTTTTAGGAATTACCTTATTTAAATAGAGCTGGTATCGCTCTTTATCATCCATATCCACAATCATCTGCGATGGAGGCATATGATTTAATTGACTAAATAAGGTTTTTAATTCTAAATCCGCATACTTTGACTCTGGTGTAATGGTTTTTGTAATGACCGAGGATGATTTTGTTAATAACCTATATAAACTAGGGTAGTGTCCACATAATTGCACTCGATCATAGATAGATGTTTTTAAGAGGCGATGGCGAGAAAATTCTACATAAGGAAAAGGTAAAAGCAAATAAGAACCTACATCCAATACATCACTTTTCATTAAATCGTCCTTTTCCTTATAGGTTTGACCTTCTGTTAATACGGTAGTGTAATATGGCATGTTATGCAAAAAATTAAGAGTTTCATCCAGTAAATTTTTTAAAGGGGGCGTTTCACACGAATTATTGGATATGGTGGTAGACTTAAAATCTAAATAGTTATTTAATACCGTATGCTGTCTACCGCTTACTTTTAAAGAATGTAAATGACGTATAGTTGTGTCATTTATGTTATGTGTATTGTATTCATCTATTTTATTATGTAACGTTATATACTTGTTTTGGTCTAATGGAGCCTTATTACTGTAATATTCTTGCCAAAGATCGTAATAATCTAGTACACTCGCTTCATCATTCGAATGTACTACATCACTATTACTTCCTATGTCCATCATTCGAACATTATATAACACCTTTTTTAACTTAGTCACGGGTATCAACCAAGGAATATCATCGGTATGTTTTAGCAATTTATCTACCAAGGGCTTATCCTCTGACGTCTTGGGAATTGGTATACTTAACATACCTTGTTCGTTACGCACGGAAAACACTTGCCGTAATTGTTTATAACGCTCTATTAACGTATGAATGGATCCTAATACGGATTTTGTTCGCTTATCTAATGAATAGGTGGATAACATATGATCCATCATATCATCTACTTGCGTAATTAAATCATAACGCTGCTGCTCTTCCGGTAATTCTATCATATGCTTGACATCTTCTAAATCTGGACCAAATTGAACTAAATCGGCATTCATTACCAAATCTTGCAAACCATCCGTGCCAACCATGTCTTCCGATAACTCTTGCTTTACTTCCTCAGATCCAAAATACTCCTCCTCGGGAATCATCTCCAAATCCTTATACACACTGTCTTCTGCTTCCGCCGATTCTACCGCTCGGGTACCTAACCCCTCCTCCTCTAATTGACTTGCTAATAACGTTTGCTCTAACTGCATTTGTTCTAAATCATCACCAACACCCTGCTGTTGCTGTGCTTGCTGCTCTGCTTGCTGCTCTGCTTGCTGCTCTGCTTGCTGCTCTGCTTGCTGCTTTGCTTGCTGCTCTGCTTGCTGCTCTGCTTGCTGCTCTGCTTGCTGCTCTGCTTGCTGCTGCTCTTTTCTTTGTTGGTCGTATCCTTGACCAGATGGATGTTTTTTTATAATCTTTTCAATTGGTATATCATCTGGTATACCTTTATAAGCAAAATCAATATAAATTATAGATTGATCCATTAACAGTATTTCTATCATATCTTCTTCTAAATCTGTAATTTCACCACTCACTACTAATTCTTCCTCTGCTTTAAAAAAAATATTTACCTTTGTACCTGGAACCAATCCGTTTTGCCTAGCATATCCAGTAGTATCATCCCGACTTAATAAATATATTCCTGTAATCGACTTATTATCTAATACACCAGATTTACCTATCGTTATATTAAGTACTGCTGCATCTAAATCATCCACCGAAATTAATTTAATCTTAAAACTATCTATATATTCTATTACATAACGTTTCATATGTAGATCTGGGTCTGATGGTGCTACTATTTGTATAATATCCTTTAATTGTAATTGTATATCGGTAACTTGCGACGCCATATCTTATAGATAGACTAGAAATTATTATTCTATCTAAAACAAATTAGATACCTTATTTAAATACTCTATAATAGTATCACATATACTAGGTAGTAATACTTCCAATGTAAGATCCGTACCTGGTTTTAATGCTATTCGCAACACACTTTCCTGATTATGCGGATGACTTTTAAAGAAACTTACAAAGGTTAATTCATTGCTATTTTCATAATACATCTGATAAATGTAATATTCTAACAATTTACCTATACTATAATCCTCATACATAATCACATCTTTACTATTCGGTATCGTCGTTTCACTATCTTGTATAGTTAATCCTTCCATCTTACGAATCATTAACAACTTTTCTACCATTATCTTACACGCCGTTTTTATCAATACTTCGTTTTCATATATTCCTAGAGACTCCAAGACGAAATCATAACTGCGCTCTTTGAAATACCGTTTTCCCTCCAATAACATCCAGTTTTCTCTTTCCTTATCCTGTTGCTCCGGGGTGTCATACGTACGATTTACTACGTTTTGCTCCCACGCCATATTTGCTGCAGTAGTATTTATAGTATTACCATAACTACACGTACTAGCTACATTATAACAACCATTTGCTTTGGCATTAGATATACTTATTTTTGCAGTTAGTTTTAAAGATTCACCTTCCAAATCCTTGGTAATACTCGGTTTCAATCTACAAATAACAATAGGATCATTGGTCAAACTATCCCTTGGAAACAATTGTTGGGGATCCATCTTCACCAACAAGTCCTTGTTTAAAGGATTTACTTGATCCGAATCATCCGGAGGCACTTGCCTTATCTTTATATCATCTGTAGTAACATACATAATATCTTTTGTTGTATTTACTACTTCAATGTAAAATTCTACTTCTCGATACGGTAAGGTAAAATCGGTTAAATGAATAGGAATACATGACATACGCTGCTTTAATACCTCATTGTTTTGTCTACACGTATTCGTCTCTATATGTACATCATTTTCCGCATAAGGAAAGGTCTTAAATACATATACCGGAATATCAGACAATATAGTGCGACGTAGAGCATTCACTAGACTAACATCACATTGTTGAAAAGTACATTCTAGACGACCTTCATATTTTGGTTGATTTTTCACAATAACCGGTAACTCAGCCATTTTAGTATTATATATAATCTTTATTTTTATAAATCAATTTTACAAAAGAATTTATTTAAATACTTCTTTTTATTTACTATAAATGAGCCATATCTTATACTATAGCAATCATTGCGAAAATTCTAAAAAATGTATCCACCATTTAGGGAAATTTAATCTAGACGACATTCATTATCTATGTATCGACAAACGAATACAAAAAAATAATGCTACCTATCTAATCATAGAAGATAAACATGAAGTATTATTACCACCCACCGTAACTAAAGTACCTGCTTTATTACTACTAAATAAAGGACATCACGTGATTTATGGTTCCGACATTTATAAATATTTTGAACCGAAAATCAATTCTCTACAACAAAGTGCTACCACCATTCACGAAGAACCCGTATGCTATTCTTTAAACCAAATGAACAATGTTTCCGATCAATACAGTTTTTTAGACCAAAGTATTGATGAACTCTCTACTAAAGGAAATGGTGGGTTACGACAAATGCACAATTATGTTCCTATAAGTAGTGTAGATAATATAGAAACTCCACCTGATAATTATAAAGCCGATACCATTGGGAATGTATCTGTAGATAGCATGGTTCAAAATAGAAATCAAAGTATATAAAATATTTATTTAAAAATAATATTTTTAGTTAAGTATATGAGTTCTAACAATAAATTAGTCTTAACTACCTTTATCGGCGAAGTTTCTAATTTTGTAAACCTGTTATGCTCTTTACTTCCTGAATCTAAAGAACTTGAACAAAACAAAACCTATTTTATTAGTTGCAAAAAAGTCAATCCTCGTGCTATTATTATAAGTTGGCAAACTGATATTGCGGAACACTTTAAGACACCTATTCAAGAAGGCGATATTTCTTTTTTTGTAAAACACGATTATCAAAATGATCCTTATTTAAAAGATTATTCTTCTTTTATTGTTAAAATGTTTGAAAACCTTAAACACAATATAAATAAACTAAAAGAAGACGACAAACAAACGTGCATGACTTATATTCAAAATTTATCTAAAATTAGTCAATTGTATATTGTTTAAAATATGATATTAAATAAATCCAATGATATATTTAATATAAATGGAAGATTTTGAAAAAATTATAAAAGATTTTACCAAAGATCTTCTTGTGTCATTTCCTGAACTTAAACAGGATCTTCACAAAGACATTGAAACGGTTTGTTTAGACAAAGAAGATAAAAAGGATGCACTTGCTCGACTATACGAACATACTAATCTTATTTTTCCGCAAAGATTTTTTGATATTTTATACGAAAATCAAGACATGTTTGCCAATGAAGAAAATAATCTAGAGTTTCTTCCTGGTATTGATTTTAAATTATTATGGAAAGAAGAACTATCTGACAATACTAGAGAATGTATATGGAAATATCTACAATTACTACTTTTTACGGTTGCAGGTAAACTATCTTCCAATGAATCTTTTGGGGATACGGCCAAACTATTTGAAGCTATTGATGAAGATGAACTAAAAAATAAACTACAAGAAACCATGGATTCTTTACAAGATATGTTTAAAGACGTCGCTAACAACCAAAGTAATAGTGAAGGTGACGCAGAGAACTCGGGCGACGCAGAGGACTCGGGTGACGCAGAGGAGTCGGGCGGCGCAGAGGAGTCGGGCGGCGACAGTAAACCATCCTTTACCATGCCTGATCCTCAAAACATCCATGCTCATATTCAGGACATGTTTGATGGAAAAATTGGTAATCTAGCCAAAGAAATTGCCGATGAAACCATGAAAGATATGAATATAGACTCAAACAATGTTGAATCGGCGCCTGATTTGTTTAAAAATTTACTAAAAGATCCTAAAAAATTAATGGGTTTAGTACAATCTGTAGGGAAAAAACTAGATGAAAAATTAAAATCCGGTGAAGTAAAAGAAACTGAACTGTTAAAAGAAGCAAGTGACATGCTTAAAAAAATGAAGGAAATGCCAGGTATGAATCATATGGAAAGCATGTTTAAAAAAATGGGTATACCCATGCCAAATGGAGCAAATGCCGGCGGGGGTAAAATGAATTTTGGCGCCATGGAAGGAAGATTGCAACAGCAAATGCGACAAGCTAAAATGAAAGAACGCATGCGAGAACGATTAAACAAACAACCCAAAGCATCTACGGGGCCACCGCCTTCCGTATCACAGGCTGACATTGACCGTGAAGTAGAAAAATTAATGACCAATGTTTTCTCTACAGGAGAGACGGTTGAACGAAGTGTACGTCCTAAGAAATCAGCCGATGGCGACAATAGTAAACCTAAAAAAAAGAAGAAAAAGAAAAAAAATAAATAGACTAAAATATATAGATGTCTAGCACTTTCTGGATTAATGAACCAAATATACTTATTGACTTTAAACAACCATTATTACCTAGCAACACCCTAAGTTGTGAAGAAAATATGAATGCTATTACTAAACTAGTGATAGTAGGTTCGATGTTTGGTTTAGTGTTAACTGAATCTTTGAACTATATCATCAGTGGAATTTTAACCGTATTACTACTTATATTTATTTATTATCAAACAAAAAAAAAAGAATACTACGATAACATGCAAAAACAGGATAACTGTAAAAACTTAAAATTAAAAGGGATATCTAAAGAGCCTACTAAGGATAATCCTCTTATGAATGTAGCATTACCAGAAATTAGCGGTAATCCTAATAGACCTCAAGCAGATAAATCGTATACCAAACAAAACATTAAGAAAATCAATGAAATGGTAAAAGAAACTATTCTCGCCGATGAAGGAATAGATCCACGATTGTTTAAAGATTTAGGCGATGAACTAAATCTTGATCACTCCATGCGACAATTTTATACAACAGCCAGTACTACTATACCTAACGATCAAGATGGGTTTATGAAATTTTGTTATGGTGACATGAAATCATGTAAAGAAGACAATAGTGTATGCACAGGCAACATACCTACCTATAATCATTTATCTTAATTAAGATTTCATTTAAAAAAAATATATATTTGAAGTATATAATGTTTAATCATGATTCACGAATGTTAAACGACCAATGTGGATATACTTTAAAAAACAAAGAAAGTGCTGAAGCATGCAGTTATAGATTAACCAATTTTCATACCAAAGATTGTAATATGAAAAAAGTAATCGACTTTGCTACCACTCAACCCAGCATGTTCTATAAGGGGGGACATCAAACTGGAATGAACGGTTGTAATATTAAAGAAAATTCCAATCTACTTATGGGAGGAATTCAAACGCATCCTAAAACTCGCCTATCTCTACAAACTAGACCCTATGTCACGGTTCCTTATTTAGGAAAAGGACCCGGTAATTGCGAACTTGAAACTAAAATGCTTCATTCCAATCAAGATAACCACAAAAAATCAGTGCAATGTAGTAGCGAAAAATCCTATATTCCCTATGTACATTATCCACTACAAGAACCTATTAAACAAAAAATAACTAACCCCAAACATTTAGTAGAAGAAGACGCAGCCTCCGGATGGGTAAGAGGCGGTATCTCTACCCGCGATCTTACACGACAAAAAAATTTTGCCGAACAACACAATAAATATCAATATTCGTAATTGATATGTACAATACTAGTTTTCTATGTACTTATCAACTAATGGATCAAGGTGATCTTAGTGACGATCTATATCGCTGCCAATTTTTACAAGCGTGTAACCTAAAAGAATGGGACGGTGATACCATACATAAGGTAATCACCTATTTAGAAACGCTAACCAAAGATGACGATACTTTTAAAAAAGCATTATCCTATCCTAATATACAACAAGAATTCTTATTTTTATTAGCACAACCCTATTTCCATAGTACACATCGTTGCATTTGTGATATGATAGCACAGGGAAGTGTACAAGAATGTCACCGTGATGTCTTATTCAGTATTTTAATGAAAAAATAATACCTAATCCTATACTATATGGCTTCTACTAGAAATATTAACAACATTAATAACTATTGCCACGAACAAACCGAACTCAAAAAACACAGAGATTATGTTATTCAGCCTATGAAAAGATCTCATAGTAATCCTGCTTATCCTAATGTAGGCATAAATGCACCACAATATATGCCTAATACCGAATTATCCAAGGACAGTGTGGATATTGAATCCAGATTATTTGGTATTAATGCTACTAATCTAGTGAATCCTCAAAGTAGCATGTACCCAACCTTATACACTTTACCGACTAAAACCTTTTTCAAAAGACCGTACCACATTTATCCACAATTTCATTATTATCAAGATAATCAAAGACCTCAATTTAAATAACTTAAAGATAAATACTATACTCTCTAGTATAATGACCGATACCCCTGAAGTTGCTTCTGCGCCTGAAGCTGCTCCTGCGCCTGCTGCTGTTAACAACGACACGTCGCTACAACAAAAACTCGTGGATGTGAATGTAAATACACAAAACGCGGCTCTTAACGTTATCATTGGTTTTATCACATTGGGTCAACAACGTGGTGTGTATAGTATCCAAGAGTCGGCGAAAATATGGGAATGCATTCGCATGTTTCAACAACCACAAGTTACTACAAATGAAGTAGAGCAACAAGTAGAGCAACAAGTAGAGCAACAAACTACAGATGCTATCAACATGGAAGTGAATGATTAATTAGATATTTAGTTATGTTTAAAATAAATATAACTATATATATCAAAATGGCCTTTACACGATTTAATTACGATGAAGCTAGAACCAATAAACGCCTTGAAGAAAATATAGGGGTATCCTTATATCAATTTAATGTACCTGGTAATGGTCCTGCTCCTTATTACTACGAAGACCCTCAAATACGTCTCACGAAATGGGGAGGTAATTTACATAATAATTCGGTTGATATTGAAAGCGATTTTAGAGGTCTTACACGACCTTTATCCAAAGATTGCCACACCTATGGAACTTATAAAGTAAATGGTCAAGAAAGAAAATGCCCTAAGTATACTGATACCACTAGACAATCTAGGGTCACTCATCCTGTATGGTGGTACAGAGACATGGAACAAACTAAAAATGATATCCTCCCTTTGGATCCTCAAGAAAATGTATGCTACCCTTTTGAAGTAAATGTAAATACGCAACTTCTTGAAAAAGACGAGTATCAACCTCCCACTTTTAATAAATCTTTAGGCAAGTAGAATCAACAAGAAATATATTATTATTGTATATATAATGGAATTCGCTATACCTATATTAGCCATCGGCGGATGGTTCGCCTCTTGCGAAAATAAACAACCTTCTAATACGAAAGAACACTATTCTAACCGAAAAACTGTGGATGACTGCGATATTTCTAGTTATGCTAAACCGTCATGCCAACAACCTTGTAACGATACCACTACCGGTGCAAACCATTTTTACGGAAATACTGTTAAACCTAACGCAGATACTCAATTTGAATCTCTTACTGGAAATTATATGAATAGCAATGATATTCAACACAATAATATGACTCCTTTCTTTGGATCCAAAACTAGAGGTCATGCTTTTGTAAATGAACAAAGCAGTGATTCTACTTTAGATCTCAAGCAAGGAAAAGGATCTGAAACCATTAAAAAACAAGAACAAGCACCCCTTTTTAAACCTCAGGAAAATATGCAATGGACCCATGGCATGCCTAATCACGGTGACTTTATGCGCTCCAGAATGAATGCTCCTAACTCCATGAATAACGTGAAACCATGGCAAGAAGTACAAGTTGGACCTGGTATCAATCAAGGATACGACAATAATAACGGAAGCGGAGGCTTTAACAGCGGCATGGAACAGCGCGATCTATATCTACCTAAAAATGTAAATCAACTACGAACAACCAGTAACCCCAAAATTACTTACTCACTTGATAATCGCCAAGGACCCGCGCAGAGCGAAATTAAACAATTAGGTAGTCTAGGAAAAGTGGAAAAATATACACCCGATACATTCTACAAAAATGATCCTGAACGATATTTAACTACTACCGGTGCTTTCCTTAAACCCGGTATGGATGAAAATTATCTTGCACCTAACATCAACAGAAATACGGACCCTACTAATTATATGGGCGGTGCTGGTACTTCCAGTAAAGAACTCGTTGCTGGTAAATATCTACCACCACACAAACAACAACTCGCTAACAGAAAAATGGTCGATCTACACAGCAGCCAAAAAGCACAAATAGACGACCACGGACAAAGCGGTATCCACTACAACACGAACAACCGAAGCGTTATCAACAGCGAACGGGAAGGTAATCCCAGTAGTTTAGTAGATGCTATGATTAGTCCCGTCATGGATTTCCTACGACCCGGGAAAAAAACTAACTTTATCGGTAATATACGACCCAACGGTAACATTCAAAATGAAAACGGAACCTACCGCGCTCCTACCGACCGTATCGCGCCTACTACACGCGACACTACTCTTTATGACCCCATGGCACTCGGCGCCATGCCCAACGGCGTCGCAGCGTCTAAACATGCTTCTACCATGCGACCTCTTGATCCTCTAGACAACAATCAACGTAGTACTACTAACTACAGTGTATTGGGTGGTGCAAGTAGCGGTGTCGGTAACATGACCTCCTATGAGGCGGGTTATAATATGGATATCAAACACGACAAAACACAAACCGGACATATACTTCAAGGTGGAATGAATTTGTATCAAGGCAACATCAATCAAGAGTGCAGTCGCCAGGAACTGCCTACTCACCGCGTGGAACGCGGTTTTAGCAACAACGTTGGTCCTAATATGACCACCATGGGAAAAATGAAAACCCCGCAAACCTATGAACAACCAAACCACTCTCGTATGGATCCTAATCTTCTCGCTGCTTTTAAAAATAACCCTTATACCCACAGTCTTAGCAGTGCTGTTTAAATTTATTTTGTTTTTTTTAGACAAAATAAATCTAGTTTTCCTTTTTACGTCTAGTTGTTTTACGCTTCTTTGTTTTGCGATTTTGCGTATTACGTTTGCGCAGTTTAAACCTTTTATTTCGCGAATAACGTTTTGGTTTTCGCAACCAACGACCGGGAGAAACACTCTTCCGCGGCTTTCGGCGAGACTTTTTATGATTCCGTTTGTGTTTTCTTCTTGTTTTTTTACCGCCTAATAGCATCCCGCCTTTGTACGATCTCTCGCTCACCGCACTTGGGCCTCCCGACGGACCAGCCCGCCAACTTCTACCGCCGCCACCTGTACCACTATTTACTGGTCCTCCGCCGGTTTGCATCATTTCTTTAGTTTTGTTCTGCGCCTCTTTAATGGCAGTTTGTACCACTTGTCCTACCTCATCCGCATTCAAATCAAAGCCGATGCTGTTTTTTATTAAAGTTATTAAACTTTCTTCAAATCTCAATGGGTTATTTACTGTTCCGGAGTTTGTGACATCACTACCATCGCCTCTGTAGGGTAATGATGCTGCTTCGCCGCCGCCGCTGCCGCTGTCGTAACGACTTTTCATTACCTCATCATTTCCGTAGTCGGGTGGTGATGCTGCTTCGTCGCCGCCGCCGCCGCCGTAATCATAGTTCTCGTCGTCCTGCTCCTTCCGGTTGCGTTTTGCTGATCCCTCCTCATTCTCCTCTTCCTCATCCTCATTCTCCTGTTCTTCTGCTTTCCTTTTATTGTTCAGCCCTCTAGTCATCGGCGTATCCTCTGCAGTTTTAGCGTGCGTGTTAGCAATATCGTCGGCGTATATAAAGTCAGATATCGTACGTTCTGTTTTATGCTTAGAAAATATAGATGACCATTCATTATGCTGCTTTCGTGTTAACATAAATAACAATTCAGAAGGGTTTACTACTTTATTTACGAAATCGTCTTCGTTGTTGAAATATCTCGGGACATCTTTAGGATCCATATTACCATTATGTTGAAGAGGTTTGGCTATGGGGTCACCAGCTTCAAGTATATCACGTAATATATCTGCTATATTTATAGACCTCTCTCTAATTTCTGCTGTAATTCTTGCTGTAATTATTGGAGGCAAGGCGCTCGGCGCCTCATCATCCTTGTGTTCCAGGATTAAATTATATAATTCTACTAATTTTACAAGTGTGTTATATTTAATTTCTTTTATGTTTTCGGGAGTAATTGATATTTTAGGAATCTCCTTGACACTCTCTCCTCGAACGCTCCACCTATAAATCCAATCAAATAGCACTAATTCTTCGATTGAAGGTTCTACATACAAGGTAACACTTTTTAATAAATGTGCAGTATTATACATAAGTTTTATATCAGTCCAATAAGAATCTTCTTTTTTATCATTTTCTATATTTATTATTGGTGGTATAACTGCATCCACCATTGTTAACATATCGTCACAATTTTTAAGGAGGTTCTCCGCTTCCTTCTTCTCGCGCTTCTCGCGCTTCTCGCGTTTCAGGCGCTTCGCTTCGCTCTCCACGCCCCCCTCTCCGTCCTCGTCCATCGTCGCGACACCTGTGGACATTGCTTCGGCTGCTGCTGCTGCTGGTGCTGCTGCTGCTGGTGCTGCTGCTGCTGCTGCTGCTGCTGCTGCTGCTGCCGCCGTCGGTATTGTCTTATCGTCGTCGTCGTCATCATCGTCGTCCATCGTCGCGACACCTGTGGACATTGCTTCGGCTGGTGCTGCTGCTGGTGGTGCTGCTGCTGCTGCTGCTGCTGGTGCTGCTGCTGGTGGTGCTGCTGCCGCCGCCGTCGGTATTGTGTTATCGTCGGCGGCTTTCATCTCGTCGTCGTCGTCGTCATCATCGTCGTCGTCGTCGGCGTCCTCGGTGTTCATCTTGTCGTCGTCGTCTACAACTTCCTCTGCATGTGCATGTTCTTCTTGCCGGTCCTCGTCCTCCTCCTCCTCCATTTCATTGTCGTCGTCATCGTCGCCCTCCACCATTCCATTGTCGTAGTCGTTCTCGTCCTCGGCGTTTAACATGCCGCCGCGAAATTTCCTTATTTTTTTTCCCCCTATTTTGCTAAAAGGATCTATGACCGGAATCGAAGTGGCCACTTGGTGCAACATCTCCTCCGCCTCCGTCACATTCACAGTCGCATCTTCCGTCCTTCCTAATTGCTTCCGTAACTTTGCAATTTCCTCATTCAGCTGCAGCACGCGATCCTCGGCCGCCCGCCGTCGCGCCTTCTCCGCATCCGCCGCCGCCACCGCCGCGTCCGCCCGCGCCTTCTCCGCCGCCGCCGCCGCCACCGCCGCGTCCGCCCGCGCCTTCTCCGCCTTCGCCGCCGCCACCGCCGCGGCTCGGTCCTCCTTGAGTTTTTCAATTTTCTTATTTAACAATTCTGTCTCTTTTATCAGTTCAATTTTCAGTTCATTACATTTGCTTTGTAGATTTTCTATTAAATTTCCTTGTTCCGTTAACATATTTTGGTATTGTTGAATGCTACTTAGTATTATTTGTAAATTCTTATTATTTTTTTCGTCACTAGGATTATCAATCCACTTGTCCTTGAATTCAGCTTCAGTCATGATACACCGATCTGTAATCATTATCATATCTATTATTTCTTTTAATATACTCTCTAGACCTGTGTTTTCATGTCCTTCGTCTTCGTCCATCATATTTTTAAAACAACTTATAGTTGAATCTTCCAAGTTTTTTTTTGCTTGTTTAATTTTATTATCAAAGTCTAATATTTCAGCAGACGATTTTACACCTTTTTCCGCATTACAATAAGCATGATACATATAAATAAATCGCATAACTTCATGGTCTTGGACTTTTCCGCTATCATCATCAATACCTTTGGTATCTAATATACATTGTAGATACAGTCTTCCCATAAAACTCCTAGTTACCATTTCATTGTATACTATATTAAAATTAGGATCTATGTTTAAACCTGTTTTATTTTTGTCGTTTTTATCGTTTGAGTGACCAAAATATTTAAATAATTCGTCTATTACCTTATTACTAGTTAATGCTCCTACATTTAAATTTCGACACATCATAGCAAGCACATATTGATAATAAAATACTTTTAATGCCCCAAACTGACTATATTCTTGTAAATGTTCTACATCTAAAGGATTTGACTTCTGCTGCTGAGGAGTTCCTCTCATTATGCATATTGCTTTATCAATACCTTTGCATAAGTCATCAACTTTTTCCCAATTACAAACACCTGCTTCTACTATTTCTTGTTTAAAAGAATTATATCTACATTCGCATTGACTTTTCAATGTCAACGAAGTACTGAAATAACCTCGTTCACCAAAGTATTTTAACCATGCAGAGGCCTTTGCAGTCGTCATCTCGTTGTCCAAGCACGCGACTCCATTGTGACGAGGTGTTTCAGGAGGGTTTTCTGGCGCCCCCTTATCCTCCCAGATGCAGTTATTAGTTGTAGCTTCATTTAACCACTCACAATAATCACGATATAATTTAACTCTATTTTCACTACCCATAATATTATCACCTTGAATAGCATTACTATCACCTTGAATACTCCAACCTAACCGGTCCTTTAGATTTCTGGTAAGTTTAATCGAATATTTTTTCTTCGCCGTGGAACTGTCTCCTTGTTTCAATTCAGTCTCGAGGGCTGTCTTAATTTCACGGACCAACTTTAAAGGGGTACTTTCTTGATCACCACCTACGGTAATTTTAACCAAACTAGATAATGGAATATCCACTATTTCAACTACATTATTTATTGCTACAAATAATAATGGTTTAGCACCATCACTTATTTGCGATGGACGTGGTAGTTGAAATGGTATATTATTCACGGTCAGTAATCTCGCCCAATGAATTAGTGCTAACTTAGGCATAGGATCTGATGGTAACAATATTTTACGAAAGTCTTCACTTTTTATTGTTCCTTCTTTTACGTTTTTTTGCACTTCGCTTAATGTGCTAGGATTTTTTTCATCTGGTTTAACGTCTGTTTTTACACCTGGCTTCCAATCATTTAATTTGGCGCATGCTGTTTCAACGGCGCGGTCGATTAGAGAACCACTCGGAGGATTAGTTTGTCTTTTTCCGTACTGTATAGCATCGCTAGTAATTTTATGAATCCTTTTCATTATATCTCCATTATCTATTGGCAATCCCTCTTCATCTGGAGTGATACACCTTCCGTATATATCTGTAAATACATCTATACTATCTATATGCTGTTTCGCATTCATAGCAATAGATGTTGCATACTCTTGTTGTTTTTTGAGACCAACAAGATCCAATGGTAACTCACTATTCATAATAACATAGTTCATAATACCAGTGTATACAATTTCGTACATAAATTTTTTGTTTAATATAGCTATCCATAACAGTCGAAACTTACCCCGAGTTAAATTACTTATATTAGCATCATTTTTCCATTTTAAATGCCCCGTAAAATCATCTTTTATACCTAATTCCTCAAGCGTATCTCTAAAAGTTGATTTTAAATATGCCCCAACTCCTGGTGTAGCGCCGGTATCATCATCTTTTGTCAATGTGTACTCTAATTTTTTACAGCCATTAGACATTAACTATATATATATAATATAAACAAACATATTAATTATCTTTATTTAAACATACATCCTTAACATTATACAATGTTAAAAATACATCAATCTATACACGAAAAATTAAATTACTTTTTGAAAATCAATAAAATACCCAATCTACTGTTTCATGGTCCTAATGGCTCTGGAAAAAAAACCATCGTAAAACAATTCATGGATAACATTTATACAGACCCTAACGATAAACAACAATACATCCTTGAGGTCAATTGCGGTATGGGAAAAGGTATCAAATTTATACGTGATGAACTTAAATTTTTTGCTAAAACAAATATTGACTCTAGTAAACCAGGCCTTTTTAAAACTATTATACTATACAATGTGGAAAACCTTACCATAGATGGTCAATCAGCACTGCGTAGATGCATTGAAGTATATTCATTTACAACCCGTTTTTTTATGGTAACCAACAATAAATATAGTCTTTTAAAACCGATCTTATCTAGATTTTGTGAAATATGGGTTCCTTTGCCTATGATTAAAGGAGTTTCCACCAACTTGTATCAAAACAACATTGAATCAACGATTACATGTACCAAACAAAACTGGTTATACAAGCAAATGAAAAAAATAAAACCGAAAACCACAAATGATTTAGTAAAATGTAGCCAAACTATCTACGAAAAAGGATTTTCTGGGTTGCATGTGTTGAAATTTATTGAACTATACGAGGAAAATGAAAAGCAAAAACACATTTGGTTGATTTATTTTAATAAAATACGCGAACAAATACGAAATGAAACTTTATTTATATTTATGCTACTACATTGCTATTTTTTCCGTTCAGATTATACTTTAGAAAATATTCTATTTATATAATGGACGATTATACAGTTTCTAGTTTAACAGAATCTAAAAATGAATGGGTCGTGCGTCTTGTAAACATCCTTACACCTCTCGTAAATGAAGGATTTCTTTCCATCTTTAAAGAATCCGAAAAATTATGTCAAGAAAATGATGAATACGACAAATATCTTATGACGTTTCAAAATTTTTTATCTCGCGTACCTAAATGGAATAATGACATCATTAAAAAAGAAACCGAACGTATTGTTGAAAAAAGCCAATGTAAATACCTAGATGAACTTATTACGTGCGTTCATGTAATCCATCTTAAATTACTTACCTCTATTCGTGCCGGAAACAATCAAAAAAAGATAGATATTGATATACCACAATTAGAACCTTTTATTCATAAAATTTATATTACCTGCGCTAGAAAACTATACAGTGTGGTATTTTTATACGAACAAAATCTTATACCTCTTGAACTGCAAAAAAACAGAAAAGAAGTGGATGGTATCATCAAAGAAAGCATTCTTGAATCCATTCGCGATAGCATACCCGTTGAGAAAATACTGCGCGCTTATATGGATGAAACAACCGACATCGTCGCTACGCTTAAACAAGAAAATGAAGACCAAAAACTATCTGTAGATAATGAGGAAACCTCCACTACTACAGAGAAAAAAGAGAAAGATATTGCTTTGGAATCACTAGATAAAAATGAAGTGATTAAAATAGATACTGAACCCGCTAGCGCTCCTGGTGCCACTCCTGGTGCCACTCCTGCTGCCGCTAGCGCTCCTGCTGCCGCTCTTGCTCCCGCTCCTGCTGCCGCTCCTGCTGCCGCTCCTGCTGCCGCTCCTGCTGCCGCTCCTGCTGCGGATCTTATTATAGATACTAGTATCGGTAAGTCATTAGAACCTATTACACCGGCACCTTATAGTACTACACTTAGTACTACACCTATTTCAAGTCATTCTACGGCTATTGTACCGGTTGCCAATAAACCAAATGCTATATCGTTTAACAATACCGATAGCGCTATCAGCGTAAACAAAGAAGAAGAACAAATTAACGCGCCTAAAACGGTTGAACGTTTAGAGGCCATTAGCAACGAACGTCACGAACAAGCCAAACTTGATGCCGCCATGGAGGATGACGAAGACAAAATCAAGATCTTTGATGATGCACCTATTAAAATGGATATCCAAGACTTGACCCCTATTACCCTTAACGATACCCCAGATCTAGGTGATATTCAAATATTAACTTAATTAACTAGATATTTATAAGCTATCGCCGATTTAGGTAGCACCTTTGTAACAACCTTTTTACTGTCTTCCTCTACATACATTATTTTATACGTATGTTTATACACGTCAAGTATCACTATATCATTATTATAAGCATTTAACGTATCCTCGGTGTCAAATACGATATCACCTTCTTTATAGTGTGGCAGGGATACACTGCTTTTTTTATTTACTTTATACCCTTTAAATAACTTTTCCTCTAGTTTTTGTATGGGTAGCGTGTCTATCCTTTTTCTATGTTTTATTTTATCAAATTCTTTTACTAAGATATACAATACACGATCATCTACTATAGAATACTCATAAGCCGGTATTAATATTGTATTCCTAGGATTTATACCCTTATGTAGTAAAGAATCATCTAACAACAATGTATTTTTACTGGTTATTTTATTATTATAAATGTACGTTAACTCTTTTATGGTTTTATCATTGATATATGGTATTTTATAGGTTTTTTTATTTACACTATCCTTATACACTACCGCATCATCCAATAAAGCATGGCGAGAAATAATACAAATACTTTTTTTATATTCTTCTGGTAATAATATCTTTTTTAATATTCCATGTACATAGGTGGTCCCACCTAAACTCCAAAAACCTACATTGAAATGCTTAAAACAATATCGTAAAAAGATATTTAGATAAGATCTTTTAAATACCAACATTTCTTTTACCTTTTCTACTTTTACAATGTTTTGCTTTTTCTTTGTTTTTTTGTGATGCTTCTTTGATTTTTTTGTGTTACTTTTTTCTTGTAGTTTTAAAGTAAACATTTCTGCCCCTATTACATTTGCTATATAATACGTATCATCTACATTCTCTATACTGTGTATTAAGGTACTGTCTAAATCTATTATTATATTTAACATATAGATTAAGATAATATTTAAATAATAATGACTAATTATATGATCTCATCCACTAAACCATACTCCAAACACGTTTGCGAATCCAACCACAAATCTTTTTGTAACAACGCATTCAACGTGGCTTCGTCCAAATGTGTATACTCCAAATACAACTTGCGAATAATAGACATCAAAATACTCATATTCGACATTTGATCCTGCATCTCGTTATACTTACCCGACTCACTCCCCGATAACTGATGTATCAATATCAATGAATTATCCGTCATGTAACGCTTCGCACCAACTACCGACATTAAACTTGCGGCACTCGCCGCAAACCCATCCACATAGGTGTACACCGGTGTTTCCATCTTACGTATTAAATCTATGATATATAACGTATGATACAAACTTCCTCCTTCACTTTGAATGTGCAAATGAATGGGCGGCGGTTCTATTTTATATTGCACCTGAAATATTTTACTTTTCGCATCCAAGTCCATTAACTTGTTTTTTAACTCAAAACAACTACGCTGCGTCACTGGCGCATAAAAATAAATATCGTTGTTTAAATCCTGTATGATACCCACCTCACTTACACTACTCTGTTCTGCACTCGAGTTGATGATCCGATTTTTCAAAGGATTGTTATCCCCAGGTACTATAGTAGACATGGTTAACATACTTCCTACCATGTTACGCCTTGATATCTGTGGAAGCAACCCCTCAACACGAAACAACAAAAAAGAATAGAGAAAGTATCCTACACGCATATATATATAAAGGCAAGATATTATTTACATTTCTATCATAGTATCATGATCCCATTTTCTACCTGAATTATTGTCAAACTCACCTACTTGTATTACTTTATCAGCTAACTCTTTGTTCCAAATACCTTTTTCTTGGTCTGCTAAGACGGTTTCCATATCCTCCAACGCAGTACCCTTAGTGTAAATATTCTTTTTAACCTCTTCCATTAAACTTGGTTTCAACATAATATAATCAAACATCGCTCTTTCATTTTCATAAAAGCGAGGGCACGCGGCTCTTTTCATGTGCAACAACAAATATCGCTCTGGTCCCAAATTATCAATCACCCGGTTCATCTTTTCTTTATTCTCATTTAACAATCGCTTTACTACATAATCCGTATACACCTCTGAAACGTTGTGTTTTTTCTGATAATATTTTACACTTACCGCCAAATACAAATTACTAAACATATCCGCCATGTCCCCCGATAGTTGTTGCTCCCGCTTTAACGCTCCTCCTTTTAACGCTACAAAATTAGTTAATGCAGCAAATCGCACCACCTCCTGGTCTAATTCTTTTCCCAATGTAAAACTACGGAAATACAATGACAGACTGTGCCCTACCAACGCATTAAAACTCTTCTTAAACGCCGATATATCATCGTTTAAAATAGATTCCAACAAAGGAAATATATGCGGATGACTCTTGTTTAAGCCCTGACCAAATATAATCAAACTACGAGTCAACGTATTGGATCCCTCTACGGTTATTCCTATCGGCGCACTCCGGTAAAATGCTTCCAGGAAATTATTCCTACCTAAACAAATCGCTCCACCCGCATGAATGTCCATGGCATCATTCAACACCTCGCGACCTCTCTCCGTGGTTTGTTGCTTCATGATTGCACTTACCACCGCCGGTGTATGCCCTTCATCCAATAAATCATTTGTCATTTCCACCGACGATTGTATGACCCACGTATGATACATCATGCGCATGAATTTTTCTTGAATGGCCTCCATGGACGCCAACGGCATGCGAAATTGCTCACGTATCTTCATGTAATGATAAATACCATACGTCGCCGTTTTACTACTCGCATTCGCCGTCGCCGGCAAACTTACACCACGTCCCGCTGATAAACATTCCATCAACATCTTCCACCCATTTCCTATATTTTCTTCGCCACCAATGACTTGATCCAACTCTATGTCTATCTCGCCCTTAATCGTACCATTGGGAAATCCCGCATTCAACGGATTGTGATGCGTATCTTGAATTAAACCTGGATGATCACGTTCTACCAACGCCACTGTAACACCCGTCTTTTTTAACAGTCCCGCGGGATCTTCTAACTCAAATGCTATACCCATTAGATTCGCCACCGGAGCTAACGTAATGTATCGCTTATTTAAACGAACACGCAATTTTAACTTGCCATCTACTTCCACAACATGACCTTTGTCTATACTCCCGGTAGCATCCGAACCATTGTTTGGACCCGTCAACCCAAAACAAGGAATACACTCGCCCGATGCTAATTTCGGCAAATACTTTTCCTTTTGCTCTTTCGTACCATATTCAATTAACAATTCGCCGGGACCCAGGGAATTGGGAACCATGACAGCCACACCTAACGCTGGTGAGGCACTCGCTATTTTGGTTAGCAAAGCAGACATTTCATTTACCGATAATTTTATACCACCATAACTTTCATCTATTAAAAAACTAAAAAACTTATTTTTAGCCAAATGATTGATCCAGAAATTATTATCCTCGTTGGGATACAAAGATTTGTTCTCCACATTCTTTAACAAAAACTCGGTTTTCGTAACCGGGAACTTGGTTTCCTCCACATACGGCTTGGGAAAACGATACGTACCACACAATATATCACGATCCACACAAGTTGTTCCACTCTGTAAAGCAATCATTTCTGTATCAGAAATCTTAGGAATGCGAGACTTCACTAAACGAAATAAAGCACGATACATTTATTGTATATTAATGTATTATTTTTATTATCCTATTATAAAGTATTTATGGTTTCTTGTTGTAATCACCGCCCTCATGATAAAACGTGTAAACGACAAGACGGTAAAACATTTAAACTTCCGCGCAAATTTTCTAAAAAACAATGCAATAATCCACGAGGATTTACCATGAAAGCGTCTTGCGCTCCCTATAAACATTGCAAACAACAGCGCGGTGGCGCCAACTCTTGTAAAGGATCTGGCAACGCTATTGCTATTTTAAATCAAAACAAGGACAATATTAACGGTCACGTACGATTTATACCACACAAATCCGGTCTTCATATTGACTATGATATAAAAGGTCTCCAAGACGGTGAACACGGTTTTCATATTCATGAATACGGTGATCTAAGTGAAGGGTGTACTAGCGCCTGCTCTCATTTTAATCCTGATAAGTGTGATCATGGGGGACTACATAGCAAGGTTAGACATGCCGGTGATTTAGGAAATATTGTATCTAAAGATAAAATCGCCAAAGGACGACTATATGCTAGTAAACTGTCTACCAATCCTAAATCTAAATACAATATCGTGGGAAGAATGATTATTGTACACGAAGATCGTGATGATCTCGGTAAAGGAGGGGATGAAGAATCTTTGAAAACGGGAAACGCCGGAAAACGTGTAGCGTGTGGTGTCATTGGATTAGCGTCAAAACACTAAATATATATTAACGGTCACTTTCGATAAGTTGTCTTGTTTCTTCATTTGGATAAACATACGTGAAATCCGGCTGATCTTCCTCACCATCTTTTATTATGGTTGATCTTCCTGTTGTAACACACAAGTCATATACGTTAAAATTGGTTTTTAAATCAAAATTACCGGTTCGTGTTGAAAAGTTAATACTAATACTTCCTTCATCGCCGGATATGATTCGGTGATATATACCCGCAGGCCACACTATCATTGCCGGACCATCGTAATATAATTTATTGTTTTTATAAATTTTATCTGGTGTTACGACAAAAGAAGCCTTTTGTTTTTTAGTTGGATCATATATATCAACATATCGCGTTCCTTGAACTACCATCAAATTATCGTCTTGACCAGGATGCATATACCACGGTCTTTTAACGGGAGGCGTGCAATCTTCAACTGGTCCTGGAGAAATACTGTTTGGTGCATGAATCACGCGATCTATACCATTAATAGTAGGAATATCCGAAGGAACCATTTCATCAAATTTTACTCCTGTTGTTCGCCTAAGAATACGCATCGGAATGAGACGATACATTTATGTATATGTATGGACGGTTTATTTTTATTATGATATTATAAAGTATTTATGAATTCTTGTTGTAATCTTCCGCGTCCCATGATAAAACATTAGTTAGCATATCGCCATTCCGCTTGTGGAATATCAGAACTAGTGTTCGTATCTGAGTCCGTGTAGTCATGATACGCCAATGATACCTTTGGAGTTATAGTTAATGGATCTGCCATTGCTGTGTTTTTATTGAAAAATGTTTTATACAAATAAAATTTATCTCTTGGATAGTTAAACGTTTGCACTGACCCTTCCTCTATGGTTTTTGGACCTTTTAATACTACAGCCTTTACAACCCATACTGTAGTTGTTTGTGATTTTTTCCATGAAGACATTTCTATTACTTTTATTTTCATAGTTGAATTACCACGGGGTACGTTATCTATTTCTGGAACATACTGAAATGGATTGGGTCCTTTTTTATAATCAACTATTAATACAGTTCCTTTAGGAAATACCGTTTTCCAACCAAATAAACTTGCTATATTTTTTGGTGTAACAGGTACCGGTTTTGGCCATTCCTTCTTTATTTTACCCCTATACCCCCTATTTGATTGCGGTAGCCGGTCTACTGATGAAGCCCAAGAAGAAGGTAACACCAATGGTGAAGTTCTTCTTTTTCTTCTTGTCGGCGAGTATGATGTTCTTCTTCGTAGTCTTGTTCCCTTTCTTCTTGTCGGTGAGTATGATGTTCTTCTTCTTCTTGTATTCTTTATTGGCATTATATATATACGTATATTAATTTACCATAATATGTCCTATTACCGGAAACATATATATACTCTTAAACTTATGTAAGGGTAGTTTATATATCAACCACGTAAACAATAAACAAAAGGGTGCATATTTTATATTGCCAGGTACCGTAATAAATCGCCAATAATGCAAAGGTACGTGAAAACACAATAAATAATAATATACCCATTTAGGTTTTTCAATAAACATTTCGTGCAAACAAACCGACTGTATCAACTTAAATGGTCCCACCATGTCCTTACTAAAATGATACGTGGATCCTAATACCAACCAAAGATATCGCACATCCACCGGAGAAAAATACGTTAACGTAAAACCGGATAGATACCCCAGTCCTACTTGAGGGAGCGGTTTTGTAATTAGATCTGTAATCCCATGCGCAGCTATCGTCGCAGCACCTATCTTCAAAGATTTGGTATTTTCTAAACGATCTAACAATTGTGGAATCTTGTAATATTGTTGAAGCATGGGTCGTTGATAACTAACCACACTCGTAATCAAACTCAAACATACTAATCCTTTTAATTTCATTGTATATTCTATATTGTAAAACTATATTTATATGATATTACCTACACGTATACCATTTCCATAGATAGGTAATAAAGAATATTCACCTACGTCTATTTTTCTAAGCGGAGGATACACTATAGATATGTAAAACAAATATCTAGTAAGTTTACTAAAATTTGCACCACCTCCATGTTCCACCTTAGAGGACCAAGCATACACTTCACCTTTTTTACCTGTTAGACAATACCACCAAGGAAATAATCCATTGTTCGCTTTCGCAACTAATGGTGCCAAGGTTTTATCCACATCATGTAAAAAAATACCAAAAGAAATAGCGTCTTTATACCTAATAGTATCCACCGTATCCTCATGAATACGTTGACCAATTGCTCCTGGATAGGTAATAAGAGAAGATACTTCTGTTATAGTTGCATTTTCATTGTATAAGGGTAAGGATTGGCTTTTCCACGATAACAACAATCGTTTTACTATGTCTAATCTTGCTCCTTCTAATGGTATATATAAATCTGATCTACCTTTTCTCGTATTAATATTTCCGTACATCGTACTATCTGCGATACTATCCCAATGTATTACATCCTTTTTTACCTTATCACACAACATAAGAGGCATTTTTCCTAATCCACACGCTACTCCTTCTCTATATAAACGATCTACATTTTGTCTTATATTTGCTTTACACGGTAACGACGGTAACACATACGCATAGTTAGAGGGTATAGGTATATAGCTAAGGGCTATTTCATTTTTTATACAGTAATTTAATACTACAAAAACTACTATGATTAATGTTACCAACAACATTAGTAGTAGTAGTACATTTTTTATAGTTAATGCTATCATAGTATATATAGTATCTATATTAATTATCATATTAGTAAACTAACTAGTGTACTTTACCACTTTTATGATATCACCGTGGAATGGATATAAATAACTATACACTCTATACCACCTATTATCATCTTTAGGTTCCATGGACTCTAATTTTATAACAATCGTATACGTATTGTCCTGATTTTTAACAATTCTATATATTTGTAAGGGAATGCCTGTTTGAGGACGTTTTATACATACACTTTTTACGATTTGGACCCACATACCTTTTTTTATTTTTTTTGGATAAAGATAACTAAATATGTGCTCTCGCAATTCTTTTATCTCAAATACGCTCATAAATATATATATAAATTCTATTAAATATTTATATATATGGATAATCGTTATTATAAACTATGTATTGTCGGTGAATCTAATGTAGGTAAATCTTCTATCGCAGAACGATACGTAAATCATACGTTTAATGATTATTCTACCACTACTATTGGTGCCGCTTATTTTAGCAAGTTAATCCAATACAATAATTCCAATCTTCATCTACAAATATGGGATACCGCCGGACAAGAAAGATATAGAAGTATTACACCCCTCTACTATAGAAATGCTGCTGCGGTTATTCTTGTATTAGACCAAACTTGTGTAAAATCCAATACACTACTTGACTACTGGATACCTGCTATCAAAGAACATATACCTGATATACCTATTTTTATTGCGATAAACAAATGTGATTTACCTTCCAATTTGTCTAACTTATCTATTGATTCCATCGCAGAAAAGTATTCGAATGTTAAACATACCTTTGTATCCGCTAAAACAAACCAAGGTATACTAGAATTATTTAACGATATTGTTCAAACCATCTATCACGATAAAAATATACCCGTAACGAGTTCAGATACTATTACTCTCGTAAAAGAGAGCCCGCCTACTAACTGGTATAATAAATGTAGCATTCTCTAAGTTTACAAATACATGACTACGTTTTCTTTTTTTACTAACTCTACTTTTATCGGTGTAACGGAATAAACCGTGTTATCTATTGCTTGAATACTACTGTAACTCATCTCGCCTCCAGGTCTCGGCGAGTGTTTGCAATATTTAATGCAATCACAGACCGTTTCCGGTGACTTTGGAATCGTAAACTCCTTGTCTATAAAACACTGTATTGGTTTAAACGAATCGCGCCGCATGGACCACGATATGAGCGTCTGAGAATTTTTGGCATACCTCATAAAATGCATAATGTTCATTATACTACTATCCTACACTTTTTTTTCAATTTATGGGTGTATTTACTATCCCAGAAATTGAAACCTACCTAACTAGTCCTCATTCTAGTTTTTTAGTCTCTGCGTCTGGCGCTCCCGCTCCTTGTATCCCTGCTCCTCTTTTTATTGATAACACGGGTTCCGGTTTTATTCATGGATTCGAGGAGTCGGCATCGGTCCCACCTCCTACATCGAGTTGCTTGGGGAGTTCTAGTTTCTCTCCTTCAGATCCTAGAAATTTCCACTCCCCCCAATTATCCCATACATATCAAGATATCAAACTACAAAGAGAACGTAGTGCACAATCCCAAAACCCCCAATCACAACCACCATTTCGGCGAGGCTTGAGCAATACTCCTTGTTGATATCGAACGTCTTGTCTCTAAACACGTGACGCATTTTGATGATGATGTGTGAGAAGTAACCGAATGATAAGAAGAGAAAACTCCTCCACAGGTGCTGTTCGTGAATCAAAGCGACGTGACACCACCAATAGCCAATATATCGGAAGATGAGATGCGCCCAAGTATTGAAAAACCACTGTTGCTTCGAATGAAATCTCTCTGTTACAAGGTACATCACAGCAACTCCCATCGGGAAAAAGCATTGAACCCATACAGCGAGATCCCTGAACAGCGCGAAGTACAGCACGAGAGCAGTGAATTCCATCTTGGCGCAAAGTAAGTCCATACGATAAAGAATGGTTTCTCCCAGACAATTCTTCCACATGGCGGTTGAAATACACGCCGAAAATAGCGTCATTAATATCAAAGTGAAAACTGCCCATGCGTGTTGCTTTTCTGGTTTTGTAAAGAGAGATGCAAACCCATTCAACACTGGAATAAGAAGCCACAGCGATGTCACCCCAATAACTAACTCATATTGTGCTGGCCGTACCATTATATTTCCTTTCGTGTCTTTTGAGTTTCGATTCACTTTGCCTATACTAGATCTCGGTGCATACTTGCAATCACTATCTGTTTCCGGTGACTTTGGAATCGTAAACTCCTTGTCTATAAAACACTGTATTGGTCTAAACGAATCGCACCGCATGAACCACGATATGAGCGTCTTAGTCATTTCGACATCCCTCTTAAATTGCATAATCTTTATTACAGTACTATTCTATACTTTTTTTCAATTTAAGGATGTATTTACTATCTCAGTGATTGAAACCTACCTAACTAGTCCTCATTCTAGTTTTTTAGTCTCTGCGTCTGGCTGAACTGCGTCTGACTGAACTGCGTCTGGCGCCCCCCATACTGTTGCTGCGTTTGGCTGAACTGCGTCTGGCGCCCCCCATACTGTTGCTGCGTGTGCCTGAACTGCGTCTGGCGCCCCCCATACTGTTGCTGCGTGTGCCTGAACTGTGTTTGCCTGAACTGTGTTTGCCTGAACTGTGTCTAGCGCGCCCCATACTGTTGCTGTGTTTGCCTGAACTGTGTTTGCCTGAACTGCGTTTGCTTGGACTCTTCTTTGGCGGTGACGGTACGGGCGACGGCACGGAGTCTACTGCAGCTCGCGCTGGTGCTGCATCATTATAATGATTTATAATATCATCTTCAGTAACAGGCGAACTAATATCATCGTACTCCGGAGAAAAAGGACATTCGCCTACATCACCATAATTTTTATTACACGCAATTAAATTAGCAACATTTTCATTGAGTGGTCTACCTGAAAACAGTGCAAATCTTATTTTACCATGATACTCCGGACCAAGTTTTTCTTTAAGATCTGATAACTGCTTGTTCGGATACCCGTGTATCCAAGTTTGACTTGTATTGTTTAATGTTTTATCCAGTAATAATGTATAACGTATTACTTTCTTGTGTATGTTTTCAATTTCTTGAGGTGTTCGGTGGAAACGATTCACTAGAACTAAATCTGTCTCTGGTATATCACCTTGGGCCCCTTGTTCAAATTGAACCGTAAACTTACCATCCTGATGTTTTCTACTAAATAATACTGCCATTTCATAAATGCCCGTGTCTTCTTCATTTAAAACACGTACAACATCAAATTTCTTAAAACCCTTCGGTTTTTTAACCCCTCCTACTTTTTTACGTGTATACCTTTTCATTTTACATTATCTATATATTTTAATTAAATTAAACACTTCTCTATACTATATGTAATGTTTCCTAACGAAATATGGTCTCGTATTTTTGAATATGATCCAACTTACAAACACCTATTTCACCAATGTCTAGATGAAATCCCAGATATAAAAATTGCAAAAAACCATAAGCACTTTTATGATTCCCTATTAGTAAACAATAGAATCTCTTTTGATATAGATACAATTAGCGGTTCGTGTCCTTATCTTTGTATTGCAGTAGACGAATTTACCTTTTTCGGAAATTTCACTAGCGTAGATTTCATCAACACCGAACACAATAAACGTTCTATTTATGATAACGATTCTCTTATTAATGCTAGAAAGGATGGTATAGATACACGTTTACGTCCTTGGGAATGGTGGCTCCATCTATATTACAACAATACTACTACTATTTTATCTTGCTCCTACCAACAAATCCATGGGGTTTTACTTGAAATTCTGTATATGGAAAATCAAAACACCATCACCAAACAAATCTCTGAATCTACCGCAAAACAACTATATAAACTGGTAAAAGATTGTTGGTTATCTAGTGATAATGGTCTCCATTGCCGAAAAGATCAAAAAGAATATACCATCCATAAGTCTTGTCTTACTATTCCTAACGCAATGATAAGAACCTATGATTTTAGTTTATTTACCTTGAATTAACATATGCCCTTATCCTATATATGATTTATAATACCATTACATCCTATATAGAAAATTATAACCAATCCATTAATCAACAGAACAAACAAACCTACGGTGAGGTTTTCACTCCTTTTTCCTTAGTCCATACCATGTTGGATACCATTCCTATAAACGTATGGAGAAATCCACGTCTACAATGGTTAGATCCGGCAAACGGTACAGGGCATTTCATGATGATTGTTTTTTCTCGTCTTTGGCGAGAACTTCGTGATTGGGAACCCGATGATTTAAAACGGGAAACTCATATTATTACAAAAATGCTTTTTATGGTAGAAATCAACGAAACCAACGTTGATTTTTCTCGCCAAGTATTCGGCAAAAAAGCAAATATCTACCATCAATCCTTTTTTACCTATGACCAATCCTTTGATGTTGTCGTAGGAAACCCTCCCTTTAACATTTCGCGAGAAAAAACATGCGGCAAAACCCAATGGCAAATGTTCGTGAAGCGAATCCTTTTCCAAACTCTTCGTAGTAACGGGTTGTTTTTATTTATGACACCCCCTATTTGGCGTAAACCGTGTCCTGAAAAAAGTATCAACACACCTCTTTTTAGTTTGTTAACCAAACAAAACCAAATGCTCTACCTATCTATACAAAATAAAAAACGAGGTATGCGAGATTTAGGATGCAATACACGATATGATTGGTATTTAGTAGAAAAAAAAAATTGTTATAAACATACTATTATTTGCGACGAAGACAATAGTCAATGTGAATTGTATCTACCCTTTTATACCTGGCTTCCTAATTCTAGAATAAAAGTGATTATGAATTTAGTCGCTAAACGCGATGAAACACGACTTCCTATTTTATATGATCGTACGGCGTATAAAGCAGATCAAAAAACAATGCCTTTAGATAAACAATGGGTTTCAGAAAAAGAAAGTTCCGCTTTTCCATTTCCTCTTATTCATTCTACACCACAAAAAGGAATTCAATATCGCTTTTCCTCTGTATACAACCGCGGACATTTCGGTATTCCAAAAGTCATTTTTGGTGAAGGAGGGGCACATCACTGTGTTTTAGACATAGACGGGAAATACGGTATGACTCATGGTGCCATGGGTATTGTAGTCAATGATATAGAAGAAGGTAAACAATTTCAAAATATTATTCTTAGCGACCGATTTAAAAAACTTATGGATGCATGCTGTTTTTCTTCGTATCGCATGGATTGGAATGTTCTCGCACAATTTTCCAAAGAAAGATTTTTATATGATGTGTAATCGCCTACATCAAATTATATCTTCGCTTTATCTCCGGAGTAATGGTTATGCCTTTTGGAAGCGCTATGTATTCCCGTCCATTCAAGTCGGCATTCCCTGTTGCGTGAAGTTCATACAAGTCAGAACTACTTTTCTGCTCATTAGAACAAGTTAGTTTACCATTCCAAGGATAACTATATTTCATGGTCGAAAGTTGCGATGAGGAATAAACGGGTGTGGATGAACTCATGGTGGATAGCTTTAAACTATGATATGTTTACACTTTCAATTTGTGTTTTAAAAGCGTTGTTATAGGAAAGAATAACAACATATTTACTTTAGGATACAATAAATATTAAATCCTATATTAATATATAATGGTGGAAAATGATGCTAGTTTAAATGTAACATTTAGTGTTGACGATGTGGACGTTTCAGACAACCCTGTATATGTTAAAGCAGGTGAGACTATAATGGCTACTATTGATTCAGATGATGTATCGTTAAATGATGTGGATGTCTCTTTTTCAGATACGAATGGAAATTTATTTACTAATGACACTGTAGTGGAAGCCAGCGGTGATATCTGGACTGCCGATTTTACTATATCTGAAGACGATGAAAATACAGAAATTAAATATTACATATCCTATACAGATTCGAATGGGGTTGAATATGATGCATCGGGCGATTCGAATATTTTTATTGATACCACACCACCTACATTAAATGAACTTACAAAAATTGGTACTACAAATGATACTTCACCTAGTATGGTGTTTTCATCCGACGAAGCAGGAACATTAACATCTACTCTAAAATTTAGTGGGAGTACTGATGTAATTGATGGTAATAATACCGTAACCTTTGATAATTTACCGGATGGTTTATCAGAGGGTACGTATAGCACTGAAACTATAACGGTCACAGACGTTGCGGGCAATCTCACTACTTTATCAATAACAGAGTTTACTATTGATACCACACCACCTATATTAGATGAACTTACAACAATTGGTACTACAAACGATACAACACCTAGTATGGACTTTTCATCGAACGAAGCAGGAACATTAACATCTACTCTAGATGTCAGTGGGAGTACTGATGTAATTGATGGTTCTAATACCCTAACCTTTGATAGTTTATCGGAGGGTACGTATAGCGGTCATACTATAACGGTCACAGACGTTGCGGGCAATCCCACTAGCTTAACAATATCAGACTTTACTATTGATACCACACCACCTACATTAGAAGAACTTACAGAAATTGGTATTACAAATGATCCTACACCAGAGTATGTATTTTCATCCTCCAAAGCAGGAACATTAACATCTACTCTAGCTATCAGTGGGAGTACTGTTGTAATTGATGGTAATAATACCGTAACCTTTGATAATTTATCGGAGGATACGTATAGCAGTGAAACTATAACGGTGACAGACGATGCGGGCAATTCCACTACTTTATCAATAACAGAGTTTACTATTGATACCACACCACCTACATTATCCGATGTAAATATTTCATCTAAAAATATATATGATGCAACAGAAGCTATTCCTGGTGATACAATTGAGCTCACATTTACCGCGAGTGGTGAGGAAATTGAAACGCCTGATGTAAGTTTTAAATCTGGTGGTGAGGACATAAATCATAGTGTTACTGTCGAATCAGATACTAGCGATAATACATGGATAGCTTACTACACCGTGTCTTCACTGGATGCTAGTGGTGATGTTAGTTTTACAATTGATTTTTCAGATGAAGCTGGTAATTCAAATATAATCACTAGTGTTACTGATGATAGTATTGTAACTGTGGATACCGAACTACCTACTTTAAATAAGGTAACTATTAGTTCAGATAACTCTAATAACAGTTATGCTACGCTTGGCAATGAGATAATCTTGTCTATTACTAGTGATTCCAGTCTCAATGAACCAACTGTAGTATTTTATCATTCTGGGACTATTGTTACAAATGCAACTACTAGTTATGTTGATTATGCGGATTACACGGAATGGGATATTTCCTATAATATCACCAGTGTTGACGCACAACTAGGCGGATTAGTAACATTTAGTATTGATTTTGATAAACGCTTAAATGGATTAAGTGGTAACCAAGTTGTTAAAGTTACTGATGGTACTTCTGTAACAGTAGATATATGGAATCCATATATTCAATCTACTACATTTTATACCAATAATAGTAGCAACAGTTCTATTGCTAATATAGGCGATGATTTAATATTAACGTTTGAATTAGTAGATGAAACAGAGGTAACTACGCCAGATGTATCTTTTAATATTAATGGAACTTATTATGACGCTGATTCGGTTGATGTATGTAGTAATGTTGTTGATACTACTAGTAATGAACACACTGCGTCTATCTATACATATACCGCCACATATACAATTGACTCTAGTGATAATGACGGCGATGTTAGTTATATTATTGGAGAGTATACTGATGCTGCAGGTAATACAGGTACCGGTATTACTCAATATGGTACCGGTGTATATGTAGATAAAGTTCAACCTGAAATAACTGAAGTAACACTAACACACAATAACACAACAACCACACCACTATATTTTATAGATGGTCAAGTTGCTATATTAACAATTAAAGCCAACGAAGCTATAACAGAACCCACTGTACTTATTTTATCTGGCGGAGAGACGGTACACAACGATGTAACGGTTACATCTACAACGGGCGCTGATCTAGCTACGAGTTGGAAAGCAACATATACAGTAAACGGCAGCGAAGATTATAGTGGTGTTATATCCTTTACTATTAGCGACTATGATGACAGTGGCGGACAAACAGGTGATGACGTTACGCAGGATGATGATGTTGCAAGTGGAGCGCACGGGTTCGAGGTAGATGTTGATGGTCCCAGTTTAAGTGATATAAGTATTTCATCTGATAACCAATATGATACAACTAAAGCTACTACAAATGATACAGTAACCCTTACTTTTACGGCCAGTAAAACCATTAATGAACCTACTGTGGTTTTTACGACAATTAACAATGCTATAACAAATTCTGTTAGTTACACAAATACTATTGATACTAATACATGGACCGCCGAGTATGATGTTGATGATAATGATACATCTGGAGTTGTAGACTTTACTATTGATTATACCGACTTTGCAGGTAATTCAGGTGATCAGGAGACTAGTGTAAGCAATGGTTCAACAGTAACTGTGGATAATATAGCACCCACTTTAAGTGATATAAGTATTTCATCTGATAACCAATATGATACAACTAAAGCTACTAGTGGTAATAAAGTATCACTTACTTTTACGGCTAGTGAAACCATTAATGAACCTACTGTGGTTTTTACGACAATTAACAATGCTATAACAAATTCTGTTAGTTACACAAATACTAGTGGTACTAATACATGGACCGCCGAGTATGATGTTGATGATGATGATACAGATGGTGAAATACATTATACTATCTATATAACTGATGAGACAGGCAACACAAATACTTTATCATACGCCGATAGCGTTACTACTAATACTGTAACTGTGGATAAGAGTGCACCCAGTATAAGTTCTATCATTGGTCCTTCTAGTTCCACTAATAACTACTACACAGTGGGCGGTAGCATTAGTATAGAGGTTACGTTTGATAAAACCATACAGTTAATTAATGATGCTAATCCTATTATTAATCTAAATTCAGATGGTACTGCTTCTTATGATAGCTCCAGTGGCAACACTATAAACTTTACTTATACCGTAGGAGAGGGCGAAAATAGTTCACGGTTAAATGTCGATACTCTATCAACGTTCAATAATGGAACCACTATTGTAGATTCTATTGGTAATGCGGCGGATCTTACATTGACTAATAGTAGCACAAATTTATACAATAAAAATATAACCATTGATACTACAGCTCCAAATATTCCTACTAGTTGGAGTATTACTTCCACGCGATCAGTATCTAGCGATTATTTTCAATATGCTAAAGAAAATGATATAGTAACAGTATCGCTTACGTTTGATAATAGTGAATATGTTACTATTAATTCAGCAACCTTTACATCGGGCGGGATTGAGGTAACTCAAGATGCTGACATATCCTCTAACAGTGTTTCCTATACAGTTGATAGCGAAGAAAACGGTGATATCGATGGTGTTGTGGGTTTCTCTATAACTTATGCGGACCAAGCGGGAAATACAAGAACAATTACTAGTCAGGATACAGAGTTTCTAGAAGTTCAATCTATTGATTATATAAACAATTATTCCTCTATAACGATAGATAATACTCCTGCAACATTAACAGAAACATTTTTTGGTTCCACAACCGGTAAAACTGAACTAACGGCGGATGATACTTTTAGACTTGAATTTACATCAGACGAGAGTGTTGCTTATAGCGGTTCCAGCACTGGTGTACCAACCGTAAAATTTTATGGTTTAAATAGTAATAGTGAGCACATAGCTAACATTGATGCTACCCAAAATACCGTTCTATACACCGGTGACGAAGATAATAACAAAAAAAAGTGGGCTTACGAAGGAACTGTACCAGATACAGATGATAATTCTATTACTAGTATAGCGTATAAGATTACAGCAGCTTATGATAAGGCTGGAAATAAGTCTACCCTTATAGGTACTGATTTTATAGAGGTTGATGAGGTTGCGCCTACTATAGTGTCTAGTAGTATTATATCTAATAATTCCCTTAATACCACCTCATACGCCAAATCCGGAGATATTGTTACACTTACTATAAATCCCGACGAAACAATTAATCAACCTACTGTATATTTTAAGGTAGGTAATACGGCAACCGCAAATAATAGCATTACTACTTCCACAGTATACAGCGAACTATCAAATGATGATACATGGACTGCTACATACACTATTCAGGATAACGACGGCGATGGTGACCTATATTATACTATTGCATCATATACTGATATAGCAGGTAATAGTGGTGATATATTTTACTCGTCAGGAACAATAAATGTTCTCACTAGCACTCCTAGTCTTAGTGATGTAAGCATAGTATCCAATAATGCAAATACTTCACTTTACGCCAAAAGCGGTGATACTGTTACCGTATATTTTACAGGTAAACGAACATTAAATAGTGCAACCGTATCATTTTTAAGTGATAGTGAAATCGTAACTGCAGTTACTAGTAGTGATAGTTCATATAACTGGGAAGCGAGTTATGTAGTTACTAGTCTTGATGATGATGTTCCTATTACATTTACAATTAATTTTGAAGACTTGGCTGGAAATCCTGGATCAAGATCAACCACTACAGATGGAACCTCAGTATCAATTGATAATACCGCTCCTACAATTAATGCAATAACTACAAAATTTTTAGGGGGGACATATTTAAATATTGATGATTCTTCTAACGACGCAACTGTAACTGTAACAACTAGTGATGTAGAAGACGACCAGCAACTTACTCTCACACTAAATGATGAAACGTATACAGATACAGTAACTAGTAACACTTGTAAGGTAATTATAACTCAGGAAGGATTGAGCGCACTCACAGACGGAAGTATATATTATATAAGCGCAGACGTTACAGATTTAGTTGGTAATGCAGCCACTACCGTAAACAGTAGTTTCTTTACCGTAGATACTACGACACCTACCATTATAAATGTCAAAGGAATTTCTAAAGCAAATAGTTATAAAGCCGGTGATACTATTACAATTTCTATAGAATTTTCTGAAACGGTATATGTAACGGGTTCTCCAACTCTAAATCTTAATAGTGGTACAGATGCTACCGCTACCTATGATAGTGGATCTGAATCAACTCTATTACTATTTAAGTATACCGTTAGTAGTGGCGATAGCACCATTAGTGATAATACATTGGGATATTTAGATGTAGATGTAGACTATATAACTTACGACAGTGATAACAATATAAAAGATGTTGCTAATAACGAAACTGATTATTCACTAGCTACAGGTGGAACTGAAAATTCACTAAGTTATAACACTGAAATAGTAATTGATACAACTGCACCCTCCGACTTCCAAGTAGGTACCGTACAAGCCAAGGGAGGTATCTATGACGCAGGTTTTTATAATTCAAATAACACCTCGGTGAATATTCATGTTCCTATTGATGATGATCAATCCTTAATCGATGGTACCATTCGTCTTATCTATTCTACTAACAATGAAAGCACATTTGATGAGACTTCATTTTCTAGTTATGATTATACTATAGTATCCGCGAATTTAGGTAATGTATATACCTTTTCTATAAATGAAGTCGATTTTGAAAGTAATATTCAGGAAGCAGCTGAAATACATTTTTCTGCTATTATTACCGATAAAGCCGGTAACCAAACTACCGGTACCACTAGTGAAGATACTATTATTAGAGACGACATTGCACCGACTCCTGTAACAGTTGGAGATATTATTGCACTTGAAGGACGTGTTGCTGATAATTATTATAATAGTACAAATGACGGTTTAACTATCTCTGTACCAATAAACAATAATCCCTTGTTAGTTCGTCCTGATGATGCAACTACTATTATAGCCGGTACCATACAAGTATTAGTTTCGGTTGATAATGGTGCAAGTTATACCGAAATTGGTGATTTAGTTGAAATAGAAAGTTCTGATTTATTAACAACTAAAAAGATTGAACTTACGGATGAAGAATTTGTATCCGCCGTTGCCGAAGGAGAAACGGCACTATTTAATGTAACCATAACCGATAAAGCGGATAATATTACATCCTCTAGCCCTGCGCCAACAGGTGTCACTGTTTCTCCTGAACCAGACTATAATACACTTTATGATCCATATGCTAACTCACCTAGCAATGGGTTTATAAGACTGGAAACTCTTCCTCCGGTGCCCAATGTATCTTTCACCACCGGGAGTACAAAAACCAACTATAACAATAGGATACGTGTAAAATTAGATAGTAGTATTGTAAAATGGGAGTATTCAATCAATTTCGGAAATAGTTATACTACCATTTACAATAATAATGGCGGATTTATATCATTAACTAATGCAATCTATTTAGCAGGGAGTATTATCATTAGAAACTATGATATAGCAGACAATAGATCTTTTGTTTCAAATACAAATAAAATTATTATTGCTTCTGCTAGAGAGGGATATCCTTTGGCAAACCAATCTAGCAATGGTGTATTAAACAAAACTAAAGGGTTTGCGTTTTCTCGCGGTGCTTCTAGTACCTAAATTGAAATACAATAAATCAATATAGTTTTATTGTATATCACCATGAGCTCGCTTGTAAATAGTTCTTCCGTAGAGGATTATTTACAAACGTGTATTCAAAATATGTATACGCAAATTAAAAAACATGATTTAACCGAAGACTTCTTAAACCTGTTTATGTATGATGACACCTTAAAAACTAGGGGTATACTTTTCTGCGAATCACCCATTATCGTAAAATTAAGTATGATTACAGGAGATGATGGACATTCCGGTGCCAGTTTCGCGTGTTGCTGTCGTAATGTCTATGCCATGTTGCGGCGAGAACAAAAACAACAGTTGCGGTCTCGCTTCAAAGGTATCGTAAGAGCCATTGTGCAATTTAAAAAACTTCAGCGTAAAACGTTGGAATCCTATTACGCGCCCGGCGGTAAAGGATTTTTGCTAGCGCAAGGTGATTTCCAAGACCTTCAACACACGTTGTCCAACGCATAATGGTTTCACGAGTTAATCCCTTTTATTCTACTAGTATACTCGTTCCTCTCTATTTTTATCTTTGGATTTATCCCCCTTTTTTAAGACTTTTTTGAGCAAATCCCCTTTTTTTCTCTATTTTGGGGATAAATCGGGGGATGTTTCAGAGATATTTCTGATGTTTTTAAAATATTCTTTTAGTCTATGTGGCCTGGTCGATTTATCGCTGGTAATTCAATACAACACGTATTACCGGTTGCTAAACGCGTATTAGATAATACTAAATGGCCCATCATAAATTACGCCATTGAACACACTAGTCTACCTGAAGGAGTATTTCATGAACATATGCAGTTGATTAAACATCTTGATTATCATTACAAAATTGCTATTAAAGTATCTTCCTTTGGATTTGACGAAGATTTAATAGATGCATTAGTAGAGAAATGTGTAGGTAAAAACATTAGAGTCATTATAGATGCCGAGGATAATATCCACCATGATCATTACCAAGACATTAGTAATTACATTATGCAAAAGCATAATAAGTATATACCGTATGTAGTAAAAACTTATCAAATGTATCGCAAAGATGGTTTAGAAACGTTGGAACGCGATTTAATCGATTCACGCATCAACAACTATCATTTAGGTATTAAAATGGTCCGTGGTGCTTACTACCACGCAGAAAAAAAGGATGGTCATTTGTTTACAGAAAAACATTTAACCGATGAAAGTTATAACAAAGGCATTCTTACCATAGGACAAAATAATGTAAATACCTATACAATACTTGCCACACACAATTTTGATTCCGTACGATTAGGCTATATGTATAATCAATACGCCAAACGACGCGTCTTTGAGTTTGCGCACTTAATGGGTATGCAAGAAGAAAACTACCAAGGTTTAGTAGATCTAGGACAAAAGATAAACGTCTATATTCCATATGGTCCTTATAGGCAAATGCTTCCTTATTTAACGCGTAGACTATACGAAAATATAGATATGATAAGATATATGAAGTAACTATACGTCTATATCTACATAAAAGTCTCCTAGACAACCACCTATATGCGCCTGTTGATTGGGTTGATAGTCCGGGTAACATCCACAACAAGGAACGATTTTAAGACGCTTGGTTTCTAGGTCGTGAATAAAATCGGCCATTGTATAATGATGTGTTTTCTCGGTCTCACGATCTTTGTTTTTCATAAAAGGAAATCGATGCGCCTCTCTTACACAGGAATATTGCTTCTGTTGACATAGTAACTCTTCTAGGGATATACGGTTATCTATAAAATATTGTTTTCGCATACTATATTCTATGTCTGTGCTCGATTCGCGTTTGCAGGTTGCTTTAATCGCCGCGCTTTTAATACCTTCCGGTAAGTTTTCAAAATGCTTCCACACCTTTATGCGTTTGGAAAGCATGCCCCACGAGGTAGGTAGTTCTTCCGTGTGTGCATAGGATCGCAAGTAGAGTGGAAAGGAAGTGCAATAGTCGAGTAGTTCTTGCGTGTTGTGATATAAAAACCATTCTTTATTTGCGTTTACTTGAAAACCGTGGTCACACAATCGTGCTTTTTTGTCTTTAAGCCACTCTTTCGTCCATTTTTCAAACTCTTTTTCCTGACCTTCCTCACATTCAAGGATAAAGTAAAACAGCAAGGTACCTGTGTTGCTAGTCTCGCATCGTTCTTGTTCTAGACGAAACAAAAGATCTCTGGACATTCCTAGTTTAAAGATACCGGGGGCTCTAGAAGCGTCAGTCCAGCAGTAAATTCCAGGCGTACACTTCAACGTGGTTATCATTATTTTTAATCACTTATGGTCATTAAAAATAGTTTTCAATTTGCCTCTTTATTTAAAATGAGTATAATAGTTGTCTGGATAAATGACTTGTATGGTTTTATTTTTATCGTATTTATGGCATGCTATACCAAAATCAAACAATTCTTCAAACTCTTTAGAGTAATAAGGCATATAGGGTTTCATAAACACCCTATTATCACTATCTACCGCTACATAGATTTGATAGATGTCTAGACTATATCCGCCTTTCATAATATCAACCAAACGCCATGTTACATTTTTTGGAGGGGTACAATCCCGCACGCGTGTTGGGCGAAGAACAGAGTTCATTTTTACCTCTACTCTATTTCTACCTATATACATCAATTTGTGGAATCTTTACGACGGAGTAGCATATAAGTCGTTGCTTCCGGACGTCGGGTTTTGCTATAAGGATAGGGTAGTTTCATATACGTAAAACCACGGCAATCCTTTTTGTTACACATTTGATAGGCCCAATAACTATTGTGGTCTTTGTCTGCCCATTTATCAAACAACATGATATGATGATGCGTTAAATAAACGGCATCGCCGTGGCGAAGATCCTGTTTACGTATTTTTTTTGCATACTGCATAATTGAATTAGGATACCCTTTTCTAGTACTAGCACCTCCCATCGTTCCTGGTGGGATATCCCACATATAGGATATAAAACCTACACAATCACTACGATAACCCGTTTTATTTTTACGATGCGAATACTTTTTTGCCGTATGCTTTTTCCAGTCCGCCAGTTTTTCTTTGCGAGAGAGACGCTTACCACCTTTTTTACGCCTTGTTTTCCGTACCCCTTGTTGTTGTGTTATATCATTATATAACTTATCCATCTGACTGTTCATGGAACTGCGATACAAAGCTCTAGGTAACCGTTGAATTACTTTTCTAGAACGACGTTGCATCGGCTGGTGATCTCTATCAGGTTGTAGTTTTCGGTTCAACAAGGTGTCTCCTGGTCCCCATATACGTAGGGTATTGTAGATTAATCTAGCGAGAATTGTTTTATGGCGTTGATGATAAATGCGACTGTATCCGGTCAAACTCGTCAAATAGTCGAAAAATAATTTATCTTCTAGTCTAGTATCAAAAAAAAGTCCACTAGCATTCATAGGTGTAACTGTTATAACATACATTTTCTCGGGCAACGTTATAAAATAATCTTGTTCCAGTAGGTCTTCATAATCCTTTGGATGCGCGCCATGGATTGGTAAAAAGTAAAATCTCGTATTAGGATTCTTCAACACCCGATAAAACTGTTTTACATCTATAGTTGAACCAGTTGTTCTCGTCTCTTGACTTAATCGCATACCTCGTAACGTACTTTTTTTACCAGGAGACAACTGTTCGTCTTCATATAATCCTTCTTGAGCTAAATTTTCTGCTAATTCTACTTCAATATCCTTAATCGTTTGCCTTACCCGCTTACGTTTCGGTGCCATTTTTAATATGCGTATAGCATTATGGCGCCCTACACGATGAGTCTTCATTCTCCGGGATTCTATTTCTTTATCCAAGGGTATTTCGTGATCGTGAAAGGGATCACAAGAATACTGAATAATTACAATAGGTCTTTTTGGTTCATTCATAGAACTACTATAGTATAACTATATAATATTACTGAATAGAAGGTAGAGGCGCTAAGCAAAGTTTAATATCACCTAAAGAGGCAACGGCGTATTTTACCACAAGAGGCAAATCATTTTCCAAGTACATTTCGATTTGATTGCACAAATTGGTACATTTAATAAAGTATCCAAGATTCTTTAAGGAAAACTCTCCTTGAATAATCTTTTGCGCGTTTTGCTGAATAAATTCCGTACTACCATCCGATTCGGCACGGCGTACTTCGGCTTGGGCAAAGGTTCCTTTACACCTAAAGATAAGTTCATTAGACACCGATTTAATTTCAATGCGATCTGAAATACAAGTTAAATCACGAATGATTTTCTGAAAGTCGGTGGAAGGAAGATTAATGATGGAAGAAAACGTAACCTCCGGCACCTCTAACTCATCACTCTCTGGTTCAATCAACCTAAGTTTTTGTGTTTTACATTGCTTAATGTCGCCATTTTCAAATTTAAGACCTAAATAATTGACTACACCATCATTGTAATCATTGTTTTCGATATAAATGGTTAGGGTGTCATCGTTATCAATGGTGTTGATTAATTTAAAAAGATGAAACATATTAGCACCTATAATAATTTTCTCTTTTTTGCATTCAAAAAATTCAAAGTTTTCAGCTTTTAAATGCAAATGCGCTAAAATAGTATGCGATTTATCCATATTAATAATTCTAATGCCATCTGCTTGAAACGTAATATTTGTTTCCAATAAGATATCTTTTAGCGCTGTCATAAGTGTTCTAAAAGGAGCAATTTGTACTGTTTTAATCGTTAATACATTATCTGAATGACTCATATATGTAAAATCCATTCACAACGCTTTAAATATTTATTGTTATATAAATATAAATGGTACGCACCAAAAAAAAAATGCGTTGGCGAGATATGAAACCGCATACTTTACGACAAAGGAAAAACATGCTTAAAAAATATGGTTCACGATGTTATTTATTACCAAAAGAGTTAAAATACCCTATTTGTAATAAGTATACCGGAAATATAGAATGTGTAGGTTTATCTGCTGCACAATCGCGTGCCGCGTTATCTATATACCGAGGGTTAAAACCAAAAACATATAGTTATAAAAAAATACGTCGACAAGCCAAAACCTTAAGGAAAAAGCATAACTGTTAACGATTTATAGCTAAAAATATACGATAGATAATAAAGAAAAAAAACATAGTTATTAAGAAAAGCGTGGTATATAGAATATATAAGTATTGTTCCACTTCCACCGATTTAGCTTTAACTTTATCATAATTTTTTGTATCTACTAAAAGTATCCAATTTAAAGTTAGTCCAATACTGATAAATACAAAACTAAAAAATAAATACAATAAATTATACATTTTGTTTTTATTTTTATATACCACAGCCTGTCTTATAAATGCCATAGACAATGTCAAAAATACGATGATATTTCGTAAAGAGGATTGAAAGTAAGATAAAAAGGACATGTCGTGTAAAAAATCTAAATTTTGTTTCATTTATTTATATATATATATAAATAAATAACTACACATAGTAAATAAATAAATGGACAATTATGGTATGCTATTACAACAAATGAAGCAAAAATACAAAGATGATCCTTATGTTCTTCAAAAGTTACATCAATACATCGAACATATTCCAGATTATTTAAAAAACGTGGAATTAGAATATACTAAGCGAACTGCAAAAAAAGACCAACAACAAAAACAAACCAGTTTGTTTGTTCAATATTTTTTTCAACACAATGAATATTATTACATTCCTAGTACAGAATTTTTTATACAATACATGGACAAACAATATATAGTAGTATCTGAAGATGAAATACATAACAAAATTCATATTGAATTAAGTAAGCAACCTTTTTATTTGCGACAATGGAAGTTTAAAATAAAAAATATAATACTTAGAAAAATCAAAGATACCCCTCTTAATCAATGTATTCCTGATACGTATACCATTCAATCTACCCTATCCTTATTGCATCCTTCTGTATTTCAAAATAAAAATCATTTAAAATATTTTCTAACCATTATAGGCGATACCTTATTAAAAAAAAATACTCATCTTATTCATATCTTAGATCACAGTTATAAACAGTTTCTTAAATGTTTATCGGATCATATCTATAAATTTATTGGAAAAAGCATTACCGAAACGTTTAAATATAAGTATTATGAGCACAACTATAGTAATTGTAGATTATTTCCCGGTATTTTAAAGATGGATGGTGAGTTTAGTTGTATTCGTGAAAATAGTATAAATCTTATCGCCATTTCTTATTATTATTCAAATAGATATAAATGTTCTGATCAATTTTTAAATACGTGTAATGATAAAGAGTATACAGATCAAACCTATTTATTATCAACCTTTACACCCGAAAGTGTGGTAGAAAAATGTATAAAAGAATTATTTGTAAAAGATGTCACTACTCAAAATACCTTAAGTTATAAAGACGTTTACTTTTTGTGGCGCGTGTTTCTAAAAAAATACAAATTACCGTGTATTAGTTCACAAAGTAACTTTAAAAGTATATTAACCTCCATGAACATTCTTGATCAAGATACGGATTTATGCAAAGGAATTCAATCAAATGTTCCCATTACCTGGAATACGTTTCAACATTTTTGGACGCAAACAATAACCGTAGGAGATGAAGTGGATGATGAATTAGAAATAGATGAAATTACTACTTTATATAACATATGGATTTCCAATAAAGGATATAAAGAGGAGCAATTAACCGAAGACTATTTACTAGAGATTTTGTCGTGGATGATGCCAGAAATCATAATAGACAATGATAAACTAGTGTATAATATATCTTGTAAATTATGGAATAAAAAACAAGATATTATAGAGTGTATAAAAGAAATACCAGATACCATAACGACTAGTTTAGAAAAATACAAGTATTATGTGGAGTGTAATGGTAAAAAAGAAAAAATCACTGCCAATAAACAATATTTTGATCAAATCGTTAACAACTTAGAAATCTAACCCCTATATAGTGTATACGTATTTATGCTAAATACAAGTATTATGAAACGAATTTCTAAAGAATTAGAACGCGATTTCAATGACTTTACCTATAATTGTACAGTGTATCATCCAAATCATCGTGGTATGGAAATCCAATTAATGGTTGATAACCGCGTGTTACTATATACCCTTACTCCAGAATATCCATTTAAAGCGCCTCGTTTCACGGTAGATGGAATACATTACGTAGATCGACATAAAGACCTTTATCTAAAAAATAAAACTCATTTAACAAAATACTATTCACATATGCAATGCCCTTGCTGTGATACCATATTGTGTAACTGGTGTCCAGGAAACACATTGTATCAATTGTTAGAAGAATATGTAAGACGTGAAGAAATCTACAGTTTCATTAAAACAATACTTGTATATAATATCATACATTCACAATTGCCTTTTGATGAAGGTGTAACAAGATGTATCCGTGGTTATATTACAGTTTCATAAATTGAATTGTTTTAAAAAGAAAAAATCTAACTGTAAACAATATACAACATGCCCAAGCAAAAGACTACGTGTGAACACCCGGGATGCAAAACCAAATTGCGATTGATGCGTTTTACGTGCGAATGCCAAAAAGACTTTTGCATGGTGCATCGGTTTCCGGAAGTCCACATGTGTACGGTAGACTATTTAAGCAAAAACAAGGACAATAGTGAGGAAATTCAAAAACTAAAGTGTGTGGCTGACAAAACAACGGTCATTTAATTATATCATACTAGTATATATGAAGAATTTAAGCGATAAACAATGGATATTATGGTATATTAGAATGTATAAAGATCCTTATGATAGATACGAAGGTTTAGGTCCAGAGGATCACATTAAATTTAAAAAATTGATGAAACCTTATAGCAAATATAAAAAATATATTTTTACTCTTCCAGAACCAGATGTAAAGGCTATTTTAAATCATAAATATGATTTAAAAACAAATAAAGAGAAAATGAAAGCAATATTACATCAAAATGAAACACGAAAATGTAAAGAAATGGTAAAAAGATATTCTGTAAAGATTCACCAACGTCACCTACAAAAATATAAATCTACACAAAATAGATTAGAAAAATGTAAACAATTTTTAAACAAAACGAAAAAGGGTGGTAAAAGAAACAAACGAATGAAAAAAGGAAAGCGTCAAACTCGTGGTGATAAACGCGCCATTCAATTAGGTAAAATAAATATAGGACGTGCACTTAATAGAAAAACAGAACAAACCTGGGGTGTTAAAGGCGATGTTCCTGTAAATAATGCATATATAGACGTTAAACTATTAGTTGATAAAAATAAAGTTCTTGAATATGACAACCGGATGGCGGCGCTGACGGCGCAAGCTGCGCAAGCTGCGCAAGCTGCGCAAGCTGCGCAGGAGCGGATCACCAGGAGCAGCAGCAAAAGCAACAAAAGCACCAGGAGCAGCAGCAAAAGCAACAAAAGCAGCCGGAGCAGCAGGAGCAGCAGAAGCAGCAGGAGCAGCCGGAGCAGCAGGAGCAGCCGGAGCAGCAGGAGCAGCAGAAGCAGCAGGAGCAGCAGCAAAAGCAGCAGAAGCAGCCGGAGCAGCAGGAGCAGCAGGAGCAGAAAGAGTGATTCTAATTAAAGGGGAATAAACAAATCCCTATTATTATTTTTTCTTGGTAATATATATAATGCGTCACCACAAAACTCGCACCCACCACGCCAAAAAACACCACAAAGTTAAGGCTAGCACCATGCGTAAACATGCCAAGCACCACACTAAACGTCATATGAACCACATGAAAAAAATGATGAAACATGGATATTCTTTTAAAAAGGCGCACCGTTCGGCCATGCGAAAAGTAGGAAATTAATCTTTACCACCCACTAGATTTTTTTACATTAATTCTAGGTCCTGACGCTTTCCGTGATTTATTGGGATCATAGGTTTCATCTTCATCATCCGAATTTAGATCTTTAGAGATATCCCAAAACTCTTTTGCTCCTAATTTAAAATTAGCCCGAGGCAATGCTTTATACCAAAAGATTTGGTCGGTTAATTTATTTGATTTAGCATTATTGTTTATGACCAAACACTCATAATTTTCCGTACATTGATCCATGACCTGACAAAAAGACTCAAATGTAGGAAACATTCCCGCATAATTCTCATAAATGCGCTTACGATTTGTAATATAAGGTTCTCGCAAAATAAACACATAATCTATGTTGGTACGCAGATTTGGTGGAATGCCTAGCGGGTATTGCATGGTGATAACAAGCATAATTTTCCAATGACGACCATTCATAAACAAAAGACGCATGATTTTATCTTTGGTCCAAGAAGCATCAAATAAACAATCATCTAATATAACAAATGCACGAGGATCAATCGTAGAGCGACCATATTGCTGTTGCTCTTTATGAATCTGTTTAAGTACCCCTTTTTGGCGTTTTAGTATATTTTCGATGATAGCAGTATTATATTCATCGTGAATAAAAAGTTTAGGAACATGATCACTATAAAAATTATTACCGCTTTCTGTACCTGATATAACAGTACCTATAGGAATATCTTGATGATTAAACAATAAA